CGAACGCAGGCCTTCGAGCAGGCCGGTCTCGTCGTCGGTGGGGTCGCGGCCTTCGGTGTCGCAGCGGTTCAGGATCTCGTCGTACTGGCCGCTCAGCGTGCGGTAGTCCTCGGCCAGGCTGTCGAGCAGGCGGTTCGCCATGATGGGACCTCCACTGAGGTCGGGCGCCGTGGGCGCGCGGCGCGGGGTGGGTTGCCCTCGCAGCCGGTTCGCCTCTCGCCGGTTCCCGGACTGGGTCAACGGGGTTCGGCCCTGGACGGTTCAGCCGTCGTCGCGCAGAGACTAACCGCCGACGCGCAGGCGGTCGATGATGGCGTGATGGCGCGCCGCCTCACGCCGGTACGCCGGCAGGGCGGCCCGGGCGTCACGGATGGCGGTGACCACGGCGCCGCTGTAGGCCGGCTCGTGGGTGAGCACCACGTGGTCCAGGTGGGCCGCCGTGCGCACGGCCTCGCCGTTGGGCCCCTGGGCCGTGGCACCCCGGGGCAGCGAGAACCCGATCGACAGCCCGGTGACCTCGCCGGAGCGGACCAATTCCAGGGCGTCGGAGGCCCGGGTCGTGTTGTACAGCGGCCAGGTGCCCATCAGGCCCTGCATCGTTTCGGCCAGCGTGGCCGTCTTGCCGATGGGCTGTTGGCCCGAGCTGCGCGCCGCATGGCTGTCGAACAGCTTGACCTGGCCGATCTGGCCGCTGCGTATCTGGTCGCCGAAGGCGCCGTAGGCGAACTGCTCGCGCGTCCCGTCCTTCAGGTTGATGGTCTCGCCGTAGGGGACGGCCCGGCCCACCAGGGTACGGCCGTCACCGCTGTCACGGATCTCGAGCTCGACGGCGAAGGAACGGGTCAGGACCTCACGCACCGGGCCGCGGTGGCGGCCCGACCCGGCGCTGCCGGTGTACTCGCCCTTGGCGCCGCTGACGTTGGTGTTCTTCGCCAGCGCCTTCGCCTTGTCCATCGCCGCCGCCCGCTGGGACGGCGTCAGGGTCGACGCCTGGGGGATGCGGGCCAGGGCGTTGGCCACGTGGGGCTCGTCGACGTCGCCGGCCGCGTTGCGCACCGGGAAATGGCGCAGGCTGCGCGGGATCGTCTTGCCGTCGGCGTCCTTGCGCCCGCCGCCTTCCACCAGCAGGAACGCCGAGTCGGGGAGGTCGTTCACGTAGGCCGTCGTCCAGACGTCGCGGGTGAGGCCCCGGTTCGTACCCGCCGCGCCGCCCTGGCCCATCATCTGGGCGATCAGTGCTTTGAGCGCTTCGGGGTCGTCGGGCAGGCCGGCCATCATCTGAGGGTTCATGTAGGGCACCGGGTTGGTCATGATCGGGATCCTCCGTTCATCACGGGCGCGCCGGCCATGTCGGGCGGGTTGGCCGGGTTGGGGCTGTCGGCGGGCATGATGGGCACGACCGGCGGCGAGTCGGGGGGCGTCGCCGGTTTGGGTGGCGGCGGCGGCGGCTCGGCCTCGAGCGGGTTGGGCACGCCCAGCTCGTCGGCCACCACCCCCATCGGGTCCATGTTCTCCCGGGCCCGGACCTCGTCGACCAGCAGCCATTGGGATGCCGGGCCGGGACCGCCCAGGGCGAAGTTGTAGGCCTGGTACTTGGACAGGGTGTCGGCCTCCATGGCGGCGGTGAGGTCCCATTCGCAGTTCTGGCCCCGGGGCAACAATTCCAGGCTGGTGGCCTGGGCCAGGAGCGTCGTCCAGGGCACGACACCGTCCTGGCGCGCCGAGACCTCGTCCATCTGGGCGTTCTTGTACGGCACGCTGCCCTGGTTGGCCCCGAATTTGCTCGGCGGCAGGCCGAAGAGAAGGCAGGCTTCCACCAGGGAGAACTGGCGGCTTTCGATCATCTGACTGTCGACCGCGTTGAACGAGACGGGCGTGAAATCGACCAGCTCGTTGAGCACGGCGACCGACGGCGCGCCGGCGTAGTTGGCGACCCAGGACGATTTCGCCGCGTCGGCCTGGTCCTGGGTGATCTCGGGGCGGTGGATCTTGAGGATCCCGGCCGGCACGCCGCCGCGGGTGAAGTACTGGGCGCCGTAGGCCTGCAGCGCCACCTGCAGCGCGATGGCGTCGGAGTTGGTGTCGATCAGGCCGCGGCCCAGCGGCCAGCCGGCCCGGCCGAGATGGCTTTTCACGTGCCAGACGTCGGCGGGGTCGTAGACCTGGCCGGCGATGTACCAGGCCGCGATGGTGGGCGCCATCGGGTTGCCGGTGAAGCGCACGGCGGCCAGCGTAGGGTGGATGGGTTTGAGCGTCTGGGGATAGCCCAGGCGGTCGCGCGAGGTGACCAGGGAGATGGCGTTGCCGTAGAGCAGCAGGGACTCGGTGACCCCCGACCAGTAGGCCATCGGGGTTTGGTTGGGGTCGGGCTGTTGGAGCACGGCGGGCTGGGGGTCGAGCGCATCGGTGCCGCGGTAGGCGACGACGGGCAGCAGGCCGACGGTGCCGCAGACGTAGGAGCAGCCGCGCCAGAAGGCCGGGACGCTCAGCGCCTGGGTCTCCGACGGCTGGGGCAGGTTGAGAGGCGCCGGGAACATCTGTTCGGGCCCGGGCATGAAGGTGGCGCCCGGGATGGCCGGGGGCGCCAGGCTGGCCGGGGCTGTGTTGGGAGAAGCCATGTTCGACCGTTCGCCACCGCGGGCGGCTCGCCGGCGGAACAGTGCCATCAGAGGATCTGCGCCTCGCCCTGGCCGGCCTTCATCAGTCCCCAGTGTGACAGCGTGGCGGCGACCAGGGGGGATATGTCACCGCCGGTTCGCCGCGTCCAGGCCCAGGCGTCGGCCAGCACGCGCCGGCGCGCGCTGTTGACGGCGACGTTCAGCGCCGGCTGGTCAAGGTGGGCGATCTCGCCGGCCGCCACGGCGTCGTAGAACAGACCGCACGCCTGGCCGTATTCGCGGGTCCCTATGGACTCTGTAGCGACCCCAGAGGCCGCTAGATCGATGCCTAAGGACCCAGCCGGCGACGCCGGGTCGATGATGACCGGCAGGGGCGCCCAGCGGTCGTAGAGCGAACGTAGGCGGGCGACGACCCAGTCGGTGCCGGGTCGATGCTCGACGACCTCGGTGTGGCGCCGGCGGTCGGGGCGATAGCCGCAGACCGCGATGGCGGCGGCCGAGCGGTCGACGGTGACGTCGAGGGCGAAGCAGACCAGCCCGCGCGCCTGGCTGCGAGGTTCACGGCAGGCCGACCAAGCCGCTGCAGAGATGACCGGCCGGCCTGCCGTGGCTCGGCGGTTCAAGTATGCGCGGGCGAACTCGGCCGGGTCCAGGCTGTCGTGGTCGGCGCGGATGACGTCCTCGGTGACGGTGTGGCCCAGGGCGGGCATACAGCGCCACCAGGTAGCGGGGTCGTCGGGGTCGTCGTCGTCGGCGGCCGACCATTCGAAGTAGCAGACGCCGTCGCGCTGGCCGGCGTCGACCCGGGCCCGGCCGTCGTCCACCAGCTCGTTCATCAGCACCGACTCGTCGGTCCCCATCGTGGACGCCCACCACAGTTGGGCCGACGGCCGGCTCATCATGGCGGGCCTGAAGGCCTGGATCAGCCGAGTGTCGTGCTGGGCCCAGGCCTCGTCGATCATGCCCAGGTCCAGGTCGAAACCGTGGCCCGACGCCTCAGAGGAGGCCGTGATGCCGGCCACCGAACCGGTGTCGGCCCATTCGGTGCGCTCGAAGCCGGTCTGGCGCCAGGCCCGAAAGCGCGGGGCGAGCGGCGAGGCGGTCAGCAGCCTCACCTGTTCCTCCCACTTCTCGCGCGAGTCGATGCGGGTCTGCGCGGTGTACAGGCAACGCTGCCAGCGCCCCCACGCCAGGCAGCGGTCGATGGTGACGGCGAGCAACAACGTGGTCTTGCCGCTGCGCCGGGGCACGGTGACGCCGACCTGGCGGTAGGCCGGCAGGCCGGTCGCCGGTTCGACCTCGAGGGCGACGTCGAGGACCAGGCGCTGCCAGTCCATCAGCGGCTGGCCGATCAGCTCGGCCCACTTGGCGGCCCGGCCGCCCCAGCTAGGTCTCTCGCTTCTCGGGGTAGCTAGCCGCGGTGGACAGCGCAGCGATGACCGCACTGACGCCGTCGTCGCCGACATAGGCATCCTTCCCTACCAGGGCCGCCAGCGCGGCCAGGTGCGCCCGGACGGCCTGGGCCTTGGCGTAGGCGGGCTGGTCGGGGTCGTCCATGGCGGCGTCGAGGAGATTGGCCGAGGTCAGCGCGGCCGCCACGGCCGCCTGGTCGACGCCTTCGAGGCGGCCGCCGGCCCGCATGGCGGCCACCGTGCGTTTCGTCGCCAATCGGTTGGGGTGCTGCATCCTCGCGCCATCTTCGCGCCGTTTGTCCTGGTCATGGCATGGTTTCGTCGCTTCGCGCAAAATGAG